GGTGGTGTAGATGCAAATGCAGTATCAAATACTCAAGCAGAACAAACAGTAGATTTTGGCTCAACATCAGTAAGCTTTGAAACAGCAAACACGGTTCAATTACCAGCTCTTGGTATTGGAGATGTATTAAAGATTGGTAATTCAAGTGTTGGATATCAAGAATTAGTTGTTTCTGCTTATACAGAAACAGAACAAGAAAGAACATATGGTTCAGGTAATACAGCAGTTACTGTAGTAGAATCATACAAATACGATATTTCTTTCTCAAACAAATATACATTAGCTGAAAGTGATTTAAGTAAATTATCAGTATCAAGAAATTGGCAATATGCTTCATCATTTGGTAAAGCGCCAGATGCAGATCATTTACACATTGCTGTAATTGATAAAGGTGGAGAAATTTCTGGAGCAGAAGGTCAAATTCTCGAAAAATTTGAAAATGTTTCAACATCCGCTGCAGCAGTTACACCACAAGGTGCATCTAATTACTTTGCTAACGTAGTAGAAAATAGATCAGAGTGGATTAAAAATGCAAATACTGCTCATGTAATTTCTACAGTTACCGACCAAACAGCTTCAACTGTTTATGAAAACTTTGTCGGTGGTGCAGATGCTAGTACTGAAACAACAGCAACATTAAGTACACTTGCATTTGCTTGGGATACACTTAAAAATGGAAATGAAATTGATATTTCTGGTGTATTACAAGGTAAAGGTGATAATGATGGTATTAGAGCAAACTATATTGTATCAAATATTTGTGATACAAGAAAAGATTGTGTTGCTTATATCTCACCTTCTAAAGAAGCAGTTGTAGATGAACTTAAAACTAACGCTAAGATGGAAAATGCTATTGCATACCGTAATAAGATTCAAAATTCATCTTATTGGTTTATGGATTCAGGTTATAAGTATCGTTATGATAAGTATAATGATGTTTATCGTTACACACCACTAAATGGTGATATGGCGGGTCTTGCTTCAAGAGTTGAATCTTGGGAATCACCTGCTGGATTTAGAAAAGGTGTAATTAAAAATGTTATTAAATTAGCATTTAATCCTGGAAAAGCACAAAGAGATTTACTATACGGCTCAGATATTAATCCAGTTATGTCTCAAGTAGGACAAGGTATTGTACTATTTGGTGATAAAACAGGTCTTGGTACTACAAGCGCATTTGACAGACTTAACGTTCGTAGATTGTTTATTGACGTTGAAAAAGCAATTGCTACTGCAGCTGAAAGTTTCCTATTTGAATTTAACGATGAATTTACACAAAGTCGATTCAGAAATATCGTTGAGCCATTCTTAAGAGATATTCAAGGACGTCGTGGTATTATTGATTTTAGAGTTGTTTCTGACTCTACAGTTAATACTCCAGAAGTTATTGATGCTAATAAGTTTAGAGCAAGTATCTTTATTAAGCCAGCTCGTTCTATTAATGTTATTGAACTTACGTTTGTGGCAACAAGAACCGGTGTTGAATTTGATGAAATCGTAGGTCAGTTAGGTTAATAAATAGAGTAAAGGAGAAAATAAAATGGCATTCAATATTAACCAATTTAAATCAGAGCTACAATATGGTGGTGCTCGTCCTACACTCTTTCAGTGTGAAATTACTAATCCTCCTGGTATAAACTTAGGTAATGGAGTAGAAAAATTTCCATTTATGGCAAGAGCAGCTGGTATTCCAGAATCTCAGGTTGGCCAATATATAGTTCCTTATTTCGGTAGACAAGTAAAATATGCTGGTGACAGAATTTTTGCAGATTGGACAGTAACAATTATCAATGATGAAGATTTCGCTGTTCGTAATTCTATTGAAAAATGGCTAGATTTTATCAATTCGCATGATTCGAATACAAGAGCTCTTCCACAAAACTATAAAACTGATGGTATTATTAAACAATATGCTAAAGGTGGAGATCAACCAATTCGAGTTTATCGCTTTGAAGGTATGTTCCCAATTGCAGCAGACGCTATTCAAATGGGTTGGGATCAAGTCGATCAAATTGAAGAGTTTAATGTTACATTCCAGTATGATTTATGGAGAGTTGAAGGCAACGAATCAGACATAACTACATAATTTTTTTATATAATGAGGTCTTGAAATGAAGATTTTCGGTTTCGAAATAAAGCGTGATGCAGAAGAGACTAACCAAGAAATAGTTTCTTTTGCAGAACCAATAAATGATGATGGTGCTATTACGGTAGGTAATGCGCTGGGTGGATTTTACAGTACTATTCTTGATATGGAAGGTACTGCTAAAACAGAATCCGAGTTAGTAACAAAATATCGTTCTTTAAGTCATCAACCAGAGGTATCACAAGCGGTTGATGAAATTATCAATGAAGCAATAAGCGTTGACAACGACGAGAAAGTTGTTGAGCTTGTTCTAGACGATACAGATTTACCAGATAAAGTAAAAGAAAAACTTGTTGACGAGTTTGAAGATGTATTAAGATTATTTGATTTTTCAAATAAAGCATATGACATGTTTGGTAATTTCTATATTGATGGTAGAATTAACTATCATGTTATTATTGATAATAAGAAATTAAAAGATGGAATCCAAGAATTAAGATATGTAGATCCGCGAAAACTTAAATTAGTTCGTGAGATTGATAAGAAATCTAAAGATCCACATTCAGGAGTTCCAGTTAAAAAAGTAAAAAATGAATACTATATGTATTCAGAAAATGGTTTTGGTGGCGAAAAAGGTACTCAACAAAGTGGTACAATGGGTTATAAGATTGCAAAAGATTCAATTGCAAGAATTACATCAGGATTATTAAATGAAAATAATTCTTTAGTTCTTTCTTATTTACATCCTTCGATTAAACCAATGAACCAATTAAGGATGCTCGAAGATGCAACAATCATCTATACTTTAACAAGAGCTCCAGAACGTAGAATTTTCTATATTGATGTTGGTAATCTTCCTAAATCAAAGGCAGAACAATATCTAAGAGATATGATGACTCGTCATAAAAATAAGCTTCAGTATAATTCATCAACTGGTGAAATTACAGATGCTCGTAAGATGATGACAATGACTGAAGATTTTTGGTTCCCACGTCGTGGTGGCGAAAGATCTACTGAAGTTGATACATTACCAGGTGGTGCTTCATCTGCATTAACAACAGATGAAAACATGCAATACTTCCAAAGAAAATTGTATAAAGCGCTTAAAGTTCCTTTATCAAGATTGGAACCAGAAACCATGTATTCCTTTGGTAGGGTCTCTGAAATCACTCGAGATGAGCTTAAATTCACTAAGTTTGTAAAGCGCTTAAGATCACGTTTTTCTGATCTGTTTACCCAAGTTTTGGAGAAACAGTTAGTATTAAAAGGTATAATGCTACCAGAAGAATTTGCTGAGATTAAAAATGTAATCCGTTATGATTTCATTCAAGATAATTACTTTAATGAGTTAAAAGAAGCAGAAATTACACGTGAAAGATTAACAACACTTAGAGAAGTCGAAGAACATGTTGGTACATATTATTCAAGAGATTGGGTACGTAAAAATGTATTAGGTATGTCTGAAGACGAAATTAAGGAAATGGAAAAAGAAATTGACAAAGAAAAGAAAGCTGAGGCAGAAGCTGAAATGGAAGCAGAACCTCAACAAGGATATGATCCTAATCAGGAATTCCAACCTGATCAAGAAGAATCAAATTCGAATACCATAAATGGATAAATATAACAAAAATTAAACAAATTACGGAGCTCAACATGAAATCCTTTAATAAATTTTTATCAGAAATTTCTCATCAGGCTAGAAGTCCAGAGGAGCAAAGATTTAAAGATACTCACCAAGTACAAAAAATCGATCATCCTGCTGCTGAAGAAAGCCAATTCACTGGAGAAATTAAAGGTAATCCATCAGTAAAAAATAGAGGAGATCAAAAGGGTGAAAAAGCTAATGATTCTTATGATCCTCAACATCAAGGTCAAGCTGATGATTCTTCATTTCTTGAGTCTGCTGAAGAAGCTGATGAAGACCA